GTACGGAGTAGTAAAGATTGAAGAAGTTGTTGGGGAACATTTACATGTATGGGATGGAAATGCATGGACTGAGGCGGATATAACATATTCGGGAAAGAAACAATTGTGTAAAGTTAATTTTGGAAGAGGTGTTATTGTTGAGTGTAGTCCAAACCATAAATTCTTAACTGTCAACACGAATGGAAATAAACTATTTGTTGAAACTTCTCATTTAATGGATACAAAAACAAAGAGACGAGTGGTTACTAACCAAAAGTATGTAAATTCAGGATTCGTTTATAAGAGCGATAAAACAGATAAATTAACCGTCTATAATGCACACATGTATCATCTTGATGATATTCAAAATTCTTACAAGATTGGTGTTTTCCTTGGAAGGTTAGCATCTGATGGGAATATCGCAAAAGATGATAACCGCAGTGCCATTAGATTATTGGTTGCAGAGCACGAGTCTGATGTTTTACCAGTGTTGCAGGAGATTACTAAATGTTGGGAAACAAAATTGCATGAGTCAGGAATTAGGGTTGGTAGAACACAAAACATTTATTACTTAAATGTTTACAGTAAAACTCTTGCAAACGAGATAAGAAAACTTAACACTAGATTTGATATTCCTGATGTCATGTTCCAAGATACTGAAATGCTACGAGGATATTTATGCGGTATATTTGATGGAGATGGAAGTATTTGTGGAAAAACAGTATCTCTTCATTATGGAAAGAACTATGATTACTCAGACTTTATGAGTAAGGTTCAACTTGCTCTTCTCGTATTCGGTATCAGAAGTACTTGGAGAAGAAATGCTTGTGATGGAAGTTTTACTCTTACTGTTTCTCAACATGACAACAAGTTATTCGAAAGGTATATTGGTTTCTTAAGTGAAGCTAAACGTTCAAGGCTTGCTAATTGTGGGGATGCTATTAAAGATGAGCACGTTTTTAGTAAATGTGACCTAGTAGACTCCGTTGAAATTACAGATGAGTGGGTTGATATGTATGATGTTTGCAATACTGAACGTGGGTACTTTGTCGCAAATGGGGTAGTTACACATAATTCGGCCGCTGACATGTCTAAGAAAGCATTAATTAAATTGAATGGGGATAGCAGATTAAATGCATTACATGCTAAGCCTATTATTCCTATTCATGATGAAGTTATTTTAAGTTCTCCATTTAGATATGCTAGGGAAGTAGAAAAGAGATTTGCCTATGACATGGAGACGGCTGCAACAGATAAATTACACCTAGATATTTCAACCGACGTTGAAGTAACATTTAACTGGTATGGAGAAAGTCTGGACTTAGATAAAGAATTGAAGGATTTTGAGGAGGAAGTTGATGATACACTTGTCAAGTAAGCTACTCATTAATCGAGAATGGTCTATGCCAAACAGTAACACGTTTGATATTAAACCTATTCATAAGTTGATTTCTAAGTATATTGAGTTGGTTAAGGTAGATAATCCTAATGCAGTTATCATTGACCCGTTTGCTAATAGAAACAAGTTGGCAAATATTACAAATGACTTGGATGAAACATTTGATACTGATTATCACTTAGATGCATTAGATTTCTTAAAGATGTTTGATGATAACTCGGCTGATATGGTGCCATTTGATAGTCCATATAGTCCAAGACAAGTATCAGAGTGCTATAAGAAGTTGGGAAAGACAGTTGACCATAAGACAACACAAAGTTCATATTGGTCTAATCTAAAGAAAGAGATTGGTAGAATAGTGAAGAGTGATGGATATGTAATCACTTTTGCTTGGAACTCTGGTGGAATTGGTAAGACTTTAGGATTTAATATAGAAGAAATCTTATTAGTTGCTCATGGTGGTTGGCACAATGACACTGTCTGCACAGTTGAAAGAAAGAGGTAATTAAGGTTATCTCTTTTTCTTATTTACAAGTGGTTGGATTTGTGATAAACTAATTGGTGTAGAGGAGTAAATGTATTATGAAATTTAATGGAAGTTTAAAGAGTGTGCTACAATACTTAGAAGTTAATTATTCAAACCCAATGGTTAGAGTACATTCTGATGATATTAGTTGTCAGGAACATTCGACACGTTGGTTATTAGTTCATCCATCTATTCTTGATTTAGAAGAAGAAACAACTTGGGAAGTACTAAGTGGTGGGGATTATTATGATTATGATATTTACCAAGGAGATAAACTATGATGGAAGAGTATAGTTGGGAAAGTTTAGCAGGAAGAGGACAAATTCCTGCAGTAATTACAATCAACACAGATAGATATGGTGATGTACAAAAAACATGTAATTCTAATCACTTTATCAATTTCCATGAGGGTGCTAGGATTGTATTTGTAACAGAGTATGTTAGCCCTAACAGTGAAATTGCAGAAAACATGACTGCCTTAGTAGATGTCCAGAGAAAGTTTGAAACACTGTTTAAGGAATATTTCCTTGAGGTGTGTTCTGACATTAATCCCACTATCCAAGATGGAGTATTGTGTACTTGTGTTGTCAGAAAGTGTAAAGTTGATGATTTAGGGGTATCAAGTGATTATACCTTAGTTCGAGACAAGATGGATGTTGTGGAGAATATTCGTAGACAAGTCAAGGAACTGCAAGAACATCAACTAGAAGATGTTAGCAGATTAAATCAATTAACCAAGAAATTACAGGGCATGAGAGATTATGCTGATGAATTAAAGCTTGACCAAGAACACAAAGAGCAGTATTCCCAAAAGATTGGGGAACTAAATTCTGATATTCAAGAATTAGAGATTAGACTTAAGAAAGGTATTCCAGAGTTGGACAAGAATTTAGACATTAACAATTTCAAGTAATAGAGTTATTCTATTTATTTAATAGAGGGGTACATAATTGACAGGTACTCCTTTTTCGTGTTATAATGTTTGAAGAGAAAGTAGAGGAACTTACATGGGAAATAAATATCCACGATTAATTAGCTGGAATTACTGGGATGGCACAAGTCTTTTCTCACGAAAGAATAGTGCAGAAGAACTAACAGAGTACTACATCCTTGACGAAGATGGTGAAAAAGAGATTGAGGATGGAACACTTACAGATGCAGGTGGGCCGTTTAGAAGTGTGAACAGGACTCATTTCAAGAAGGTTGTTCGTACTGGCTATACGAGAAACTCTAAAAAGCATAAGGATATTTATTTTGCTATGCAAGACAAATACCCAGAACTAGAAAACAAACTTAAGTTCTTTGAGGGTATTTTAAAGGATTGTGGTTCTTACGTGTATATCGGTCTACCATGGTTAAGTGGCTGGCATGGATATGATTTTTATTCTAAACATGAAGATGTATTCCTAGAAAACAATTCCTGCTATATAAAAAAGGAATGTTGGACAGTTGAACTAATTAATGAACTAATCCACTATAAACCACGTAATTTTGAAGGCGAGGTCATAGTAGATTACCAGGAAAAATATATTCCACAATTCCTGTTGAGTTTAAAGATTAAATTCCCTGAATTATATGAGAATGTTGATGGAAAAACGGATAAGGATGCTAGAGAACTCCTTCTTGGCAAGTTCGTTCCTGTAACAAAGTTAAATGTTGGAACTGTTGGTGTCGTAAGAGGTGGATTCTGTTTGCCTGACACATGGCACTATGATGGAGAATACTTAAATGGCACTAAACAAGACGATGGCTTAACCGTGGAGTACCGAATTAAGGCAACTGACGAGGTACTTGTAAAGATAATTGATGTTTCAACTGTTTCGTTCGACTTAGTTAGTGAACAATAGAAATAGGGTGATAACATGAAGTATTTTATAGTTAGCGATATTCACGGACATTATACAGAATTAAAGAATGAATTAGATAAAAAAGGATTTAACGAACAGTTGGATACTTTAGTTGTGTGTGGTGATTTATTAGACCGTGGAAAAGAAAATGTCAAGTGTATTCAGTATGTTAATTCACTTCCTAATAAGGTTCTTATCAAAGGAAACCACGAGTATAACTTAGAAAAGTGTTTATTTTCTCATAGGTTTGATTATGCAGATAAACATAATGGTACAGTTGATACTATTTTAGAGATTGCAAGGTATGTAACTGGCAGAAAACACTTAAACGTCTATGATAGTGAGATATTTATGTATGCGAATCAATATTTAGAACTAACAAACTATATGAATAGTCTTGTAAATTATTTTGAATTTAAGGATAAAAATGGAAATACTATTGTTTGTTGTCACGGTTGGCTGCCAGAAAACTATAAAGATAAGGGTTGCAAAGAATTTGAAGATTGTAGTTGGATAAATGGTATGGCATATTGGAAGAATGGTCATGGATTTAAGGATAAAACCATTATCTGTGGTCATTGGCATTGTTCTTTCGGTAATTCTAAATATCATGGTAAAGGCTCTGAATTTGGTGAAGATGCTTGCTTTGAACCATTTAGAGATTTAGGTATTATTGCATTAGATGCTTGTACAACACTGACAAAGAAAGTTAATGTAGTAATAATCGAGGGAGAGTAGTATCAAAGAAGTGGGGAAATTATTAAGTATTAATATAGTTTTAGGAGATTAAAGATGTTTTCAGATTTAAAAAATGTTTATGAAAATGTGGATGTGAATCAAACAAAGAAGAAAATAGAAGAATGGTTATTCAAGTTAGCAGAACTTATGCAAAATGATAATAATTATGATAATTCATTAGATGAAACAAATCAGTATTTTGCAGAAAGATGTGGAAAGGCATATCGAGAAGTAGGATACCATCGTATAGACTTACCACTTGATGCATTTATTTTAATTACAACAATATCAAATTTTAATGTTTATACTGTATATTGTAACCTAACCAAAAGTGATTCTATAGCAATACATAGATACCCAGATACTTTTGGAGATTTTAGTAGATATATCCCGTTCGTGTGGGAGAGATTAAAACAGCTTAATGTGGAAAAAGTATATCAACAAATTCTTGAAAAACAAACAGAAGAAAATAAGAGAATTGAACAAGAGATTAAGAAACAACTAGATAAACTTGTTGATATGGATAAATAGACCATGAGAAAGGGTGAAGATTAATGGATAAAAATAGAAATAGTTTAAAGAAAGCAACAATTGGTACATCATTACTGATGTCAACTGTATTGTTATGTGGTAATACAGTGAAAGCACATGCACAGGCTGATTTAACCCCAGAAGAAAGTCAGAAATTGACAGAGTTCTTAGCAACACAACCAACAAACGGTGCAAGAACAAGTTTAGGCCTTACAAATAACGTAAGTCATAGCACTTATAAGTTTAATAGAAACAACTTTACCTCTGTGTTTGAAAGCCGTGCAACAAAGACCAAGTTGGATAAGGACTATGACTTTGTATTAGACGATGGAGCCCATGCAGGAGAAACAGTACATGTCAAGAATTGGCAAGACCTAGATGTTTTTGATATATCTACTGCTGACACTTATGGGGCAGACTATGGAATGGGTAAGTATCTATTTGCAAAACAGGTAACATTCGTAACAGATGACGGTACAGAGTTTATAGAACATAATGTTACTTTACCTGTTGATTTTGATGGTGCAGAACGTTATGATAAGACTGCATACCCTAATAGATACGTGTTTGATTATCCGATTGAAGAAGAGGACTCACGTTTTACTCATGATATTATGGGTGTAGAGGATATGGCTGCTTCAGGAGGAACTGGCTATTGGCAAATAACTGCTACTGTCAATGAGGAAATTCCTTATGATACGATTGCTGAAATTGATGAAAATTTAAAGCAGGGAGAAATTGTAGAAGTTACACAAGGTGCAATTGGTAATAAGATTGGTACATTTAACCTTACAGTTGGTGATGATTTAGGTAGTAGATACTTAGATTATGATGCTGATGTGATTTATAACGACCTAAAAGACTTATTCAGCACTTCATCAATTCAAAAAGATGCGTTCTTTGTTCGTGATTGGGGAATGGCTACCTTTGTTGAAGGTGGTGCAGTAGATGCCAAGGAAAGAGTATTACATGTAGGTATTGACTATACTCAATATGTAACAGAGGATGGCACTATATTAAAGAATAAAGAATATGGTGTACATGAGAAAGATACATTTGATGGTTACGAATATGTTACAACACGTACTGAGGCAAATGGAGATACAGTTCATGTGTATAAGAAGGTAGTTGCTCCTACTCCTACACCTGAACCAGAGCAACCAGTAACACCTACTGACCCAACACCAACAAATCCAGGCGATTCTGGTAATATAAATGGTGGTAATGATGAAGATACAACACCTGCTAACCCAACACCAAATCCTACACCTAAACCAGATGTACCGGTTGTGGAAGATAATCATGGAAATAATACAGGTGGAAACACTGAAACACCTGTAGTTCCAAATCCTACTCCAGAACCAAGTGTTCCAACAGATGAAACACCAAGTCAACCAGAAAATCCTACTGAGGAAAAACCTGTAGTACCCAATAACCCTACAGACAATACAGTAGTTCCACCTACAGTAGAAGAAAAGCCTGTAGTAGAGGAAAAACCAGTAGAAAGTACTGTAAGTAATAAGGTTGAAGAGAATACAGTGGTAAATAACACAAATAGTTCAACTACTTCTATTAAGAAAGATGATAGAGTTATTGAAACTGGAGTTAGAACTAATTTATTCACAAACTTTGCTATGACAATT